AGGTAGACATATCAAGTTGCGCCGTAACATGAACCCACTTATTTAGGGGCAAAGACTGGTATGAGTGGATACGGCTATAATTACCTGCACCACCGTTAACGCCCTGTAGGTATACCGTGCCGTCACTGCCCATCCAAAATAGCCAACCACTTGTACCGTTGTATCTTGACGCAATTCCGCCCTGAGCGTAGCTACTAACTTTCACCCAAGCACTAACCACAAAGTCATCGGTAAAAGACATACCGTTTAACAGACCAGAGTTTCGTGAGTAATACTGGTTAGTACCATTAAGACTTGTGCATTGTGTAGGAGCAGTAACAGTACGGGTGGTTTTAAGGCGCATACCATTGGATACGGTGCCTGTCTTATCTACGGAGTTATAGACTAGATCATAGCTTCTGTTGCCGTTGTAAGTAATAGTGTTGGGTGCTCCAAATCCCTCGATCCAACCAGCGGCAAAATCGCTATCTAGGTTGGCTGCGACGATCGTATTGTCGGCTATTTTAGCGCCTGTTACAGCGTCGTCTTGAATCTTTGCGGTTGAGACTGCGTTGGTAGCCAGGTTAGCGGCAGCGATACTGCCATTGAACTCATTATAGATGGTATCGAAATTATCATTGACCTCAGAGGCTTTGGCGGTAGTATTGGCGGTGAAACTATTAGGTTTAGCGATTATGCCCATGGTTGTCCTTAAGGTTTAAGTTTATTGTATATCATCGTGCGTATTTCAGTAAATCATCTTTTAATTTATCGTTAGCAGTGTTTCGTTTGGGCGCGCTGTACTCAAAGCCCTTGGACTTAAGCACCTCATCTGTCAGCTGGTTCTTCTTCTTTGTAACGACAGCCTCCCGTTGATCCATTGGCAAGCTCCAGAACCGGTCATTCTTTGATACCTGATCGTACCAATCATTGAATCTAGTATTAAATTCTGTGTTGGCTTCTTTCAAGCCCTTTTCGCCCACCTTAGATCTAAAGGCCTCTATCTTCTTGCTGTTGTTAGCATTCCAGTTTGACGTTAGGGCGTAGGTATTCGTGGAGATACCCAATCCTTCCGCGATCATTGTTGCCATTGTGTTCGCGGGGTTGGGGGTGTGTTTAAGATCATTGTACTGTTGAACAATAAGGGGAACTGTCAGCGCTTTTATTGTACTTCCGACAGTTGGTTTGTTGCCATTGAAGTCTTCGCCCTTCTTCCAGTCAACGAACGCGCCAAAAGAAGGTGAGAGCTTGTTCTCGGCAAAACTAAGTAATACGTCCCAGGTTGTCTGTGATCCAAAGTCTCCCGTGTTGAGTTTCTTCACTTCGCCCGTGTTTGAGCTCTTCGTGCTGTCGGTCAAGAATCTCGATCCTAGGGTGGTGAGTCCAGCCATACCTCCAGTTAGATCAAATCTGGTTGAGCCGATTTTTATCTTTCCAAAGTCTGAACTACGAGGATCAGTCTCTACCTTACCGTTCGTAGCAGCTTCTGCTAATTTGAGTGCCGTCGCGCTGCCTACGGCTACCTTGATTAAGTTCTTGGCGGCTTGCTTCTGAGCAAAGGTGCGTTTTTGTAGGTTAAGCGGGTTGAGAGCTCCATGCGCCGTCAGGACATCGACGTTACTCTTAAACAAACGAGGTGAGAAGAACGCCACATTGAGCCAACTGGCTGCTCGCTCACCCACCACACCCAAATCGCCACGACTTGTAAGAGAGTTGACAAGTTTGCCAATATCTGTGATCTCTCGTTTGTTTGATAGATCAATCCCAGTCTTCTTGGCGAGGTCAATGTATTGGTCGAATAAGTCAGCACGGGTCCTTTGCTGCCATGCTGTAAAAGCCGTCTCAGAGGCTTTAAAAGGTCTTAACACTTTTTTATCCGATGTTCCGAATGATACTGGAAAAGCTTCCTCTAGAAAGCTCTTCTTTGATCCATAAACATCGAGACCAGCAGCCTTGTATAAGCCATTGAGTGCATTATCTCGTGAGACAATGTCGGCATGAACCTCGTCCAAGACTTGCCTGCCGCCATAGGTGCGAGCAATATCTTGGAATGATTTGAGTGAGTTCTTGGCCCACGTCTTTGGGCTTGTCATGAGTGTTTTCCAACCCTGACGACCAATCACGCTGTTATCTAATGAGGCAACAATACTTTTAGGCAATCCGAGCACGGTGCGCGCAAGCTCTCCGCCTACTTCTGGTGTTTTGAAAGCGTCTTTAAGTGACTTCTTGCCAGCAAATTTCATGAGCTCACCAACGTAGTTATCGTAGGCTATGCGAGCCCTACCGTAGGCCCGCGGATCGCCGCCCGATGGAATCTTTGTCTTAGCATCTGCTACGGCCTTAGCTAGACTGGTAATCTTTTCTGACTCAAGTATGGATAATGGCTGGGACACAGAGAGCCCTGCGGTTTTACGAGCTTCCATGAGTTCTTTCATAGCTGTAAGAGGAGATTCAGGGTCCCTGGCACCCAATACACCAAGTTCTTGGGCGGCTCGTGAGGTACGGGAAGCTGTGGGAGCCTGAGCTAATTCTCGGAGCAGTCCAGCGTCTCCCTCCTTAACCGCACGGTTCTCAACAGTTTTGTACACGGCGTTGCCGAGCACTCCTTCAGGAGGTGCTTGCTTGCCCATCGCTATCCGTTTGGCAGCCTCGTAATCAGTGTTGGCAATGTCTATTGCTCGTTGGCTTTGTTCTTCCCAAGTCGTTGCACCGTAAGTCGCCACGTCGCCGAACTCGTTTGCCAGTCCTTCACTTACTGCCCGTTGCTCAGTTGTGAGAGCTTGACCCGCTGCCTTCTGTGTACCGGTCCTCATGGCTTCAGTCATCTGACGATTGCCGTCTTCAATGATCATCTGCTCTTGAAGAAATTTCTTCTCTGTATCAAGTTGCTTAATTTGTCTCTTGGGGGCGCCACTAGCTACAGCTTCAGTTAGTTTTGCGTCGGCTTCCACAAGCGCGCTACCAGTTTCTTGTAATGACTTTATGCCAGTGAGTTCGTCTTGAAGTTGCTGACGCTCGGCCTTCAGGGCACGCAAATCAGCACCGGTCACTGATCGGGCGACCGTTTCCTCGGGATAGAATGTGGCTTGACCCTTAGCAGAACTGTAGCGCATATCTGGCTCGCCCGACTTGGTAACTGGCGCGTTCGTTGATAGGCGTTGGCTACCCTCACCGCTAGCTAGTTTTTTCTCATAAGTGGTACCCATAGGTACTTTTAGCTGATCGTCTATCTCTTGTAGCCTAGTAGTGAGTGCTGTACGTCTAGAATCAGATACAGCTTCAAGTAATCGATTGGCCCTCGTCTCTGGTTCAGGGATGTTGTTGAGGATATCCCGTACTCGAGCAGCCTTTGTGGTATTAAGAAATCCCTGGGCTTCAGACAGGGACTGGGCTGTACGAGCAGCGCCATATCCAAGCGCTCCACCAGCTAGCGCGCCAAGGCCCGCTCCAGCCGCGACGGTACCAGGTGTGACTTTGTCTTGTTCAAGCGCGCCTAAGGTACCGAACGCTGCGCCTTCAGCCCCAGCAGCGGCTGTGCGACCTGCAGTTCCGAGTGCCTGAGCGGCTTTGAATGTAGAGCCACCAGCTGCGGTAAGAGCGAGCTCTGCGGCGGCAGAAGCGAACTTACGTGGGTTGGTCTCAGCCTGCACGGTCTTGGTGTTTTGGGCCGCCTGGAGCACTGACTCGCGGTTCTGGTCATTTAATAACCCTAGTAGCAAGTCTTTTCGTGTTTGTGGTACTGCAGGATCTTGTAATAAACCAATGATGCGGCGCTGAGTATTATCAGTACTTGAATCGGCTGCGGCTTGCCCCGCCGTGGGATTACCGGCCCCTAATGATCTGGCAGTTCCCTGAGCGATAATCTTTGGACCTTGAACAATCCCACTAAGCACAGCTTTGGCGCTGTCTCCGAAGGAGCTTGCTCCGTACTGTTTGGTCTTATCTAGTAAACTACGTTTTGAGGCTGTGTTTTTGCTTACTTCAGCGTTAGTCTCTTCAGCATATTTTTTGGCAGCGTCAATCTGTACTTGTTTTCGTTCCTCTGCGCCTTGCTTCTTACGACGATCAGCGAATCCACCAAAGAATGACGAATACGGGTTGTCATCTTGTTGAGACTGATTAAGCTTGGTAAGGCTGCCTTGAATGGCCACGATGTCTCCTAGTAGTATTGATAGTTTTGGTTGCGAGGGTTCTTATACCCTGCGAAATAATCATCATAGCTCTTTGAGCTAAAGCCTGCCGCCACCCACTCACGACGTCCAGCGGCATAATCCTGTGGGCTAACGTATCCATCCCGTCCAGCCACTCCTTGGAGCTCCCGAGCGAGGGCACTAGCAGCCATCTGAGTGTTCTCGGCTGCTGTTGGGGCCCTACCACTACCACCGCTAGAGCGGGCTGATTGACGAGCTATTTCTAATTTTTGCTGCTCAAGCTGGTAATTGCGGTCTGCTTCAGCTTGAGCTTGAATAAACTTCTGTCGTTCAAGGTCTTGTGTCTCAAGAGATCTTGCAAGGTCGGCTATAGCACCTGTTCGTTGGATTCCTAGCGTACCAAGCTTCTCGTTCACCCCAGCGATATCTTGGGCTTGTTGGGATGCCAATTGGCCTTGACCCTGAAGAAGGGCCTGGCTAATCTGACCTTGTAAAGATTGACGTGCGTCTACCGGAAGTGTGGAACGTAATACACCACGCCTTGAGGCGTCTTCTACGATATTCTGAGTACCTGAGTTTAGCTGCTGCTGACTACTAGACTGCAATCCTTGGATGAGCGTCTGGTAAAGATTTTGGATCGCAGGAACTTGAGACTCAATAGCTGTCTGTTGCTGTTGGTATATGGGGTTTAGCTGTTGTTGAGCTTCCTCATAGAATCTGGTAGCCACGTCTCATCTCACTTTCTATTTGAATTATAGACATTTTAATCATTATTTGCTACAGGCTTTATTTGACCATCGACGATCTGGTATTTCTCAAGTCCGTTTCGCATCATTTGCTGCGCTTCTTCATCGCTAATCTCAATGGTCTCTCTGCCCTGAGTACCAAACGTGACCGTTCCGTCATCAGAGTTCTTAAACATTGCTAAGTGCTCGCCGTCATGAGAATAAACTGAATACATCAGGTGGTCCTCTTCGCAACGCCGACTTGAGGCGACGGCAAGTAAAACCCATCAAGATAGACGTAGAACGTATGAGCTACAGTGTCTCTGTTCCGAAAGATCATACTAATGGTCGCCTTTTCGTTTGTTATTTGGTTAAGCACGGATTTTGCTTGTGTGACCTCTATTTGGATATTGTGGAGTTCAGTTTGTGTTATCTCAGTGCCAGATGGGTAAATCCTGGTGGCACTGAGATTATTATCGATATATGCATCAAACCGCGGTAAGAAGGGCAGGCTACCTGACTGATATATGTCTCGATCATCCGTAATACTTATTTCCTGATATAGAGTAGTTGCTGCCCCAACCGTACCAGAGAACGAAGCAACAGTTGACTGATTGCCTGTTAGATCCGCCAAATCGAGAGCAATGCGATCAAAATTGTTATTGATCTTTTTCGTATCGTTCTGTGGATCGGCTATCTTATCTAGTAGTCTGGCCATTACTGCAGTCTCCGTAGTCGTGACGTCACAACAAGACCCAAGACTTCAATACCTTCGTTATATCCTGTTTGCGAAAGTTTGAACCTAAAGTATTTAGCGATCCCCTGGAATTCGGCCACTCGATCGGTCAACAGCTCACCTTCACCACTCCAACTGTCAACGTCCCACTCAAAAACGTCCCATAGCGAACTGGTACCACCCGAAAGGTTGATAGCGGTACCATTGGTAGTTACTTGTCCCAAATCAGCGACCTGGGTCACATTCATATCCCAGTCGCCTCGCGCAACCTGCTGAATGTAAAACTTCTTCATGGCTTTATCGTTAATGCCAGCCCCGAAGCCCAAAGAACCCGTGTCGTAGTAGGACTCTATCTCATACCCGTCATCATGCCCGCCCACGTCCCATTGATAGATAGAACCCTGGTTAGCGGATATATAGTAAACCTGCCCCGTGTCTGAGCCACCGTCCCACACGCTCCAGACCGCAGCATAGGTGCTTGTCATACGCCCCCAGATTTTTCGAGCTATGTCATAAAATATCGCCTCTGAATTCGTCGAGCTTCCTGATGGAGTGTAGGAAATAATGTAGTTGTTATTCCATAAACAGGCAACAGGAGATGTCATGTTTGCCCAATCAGCAATACTATTATTAATAACACCGTCTGTTAGGTTGCTGATACTTGCACCATCAAACACCACTACACCGATTTTTGATAAAAATATCAGAACTCTATCGTATTCGACGAGCGTGCGTCGATCAGTCATACCGATCTCATTGTTGAGATTCCTCAGCTCAAAGTTGCTGGGCGAGTTACCGAGTATCTCCCACAGGGCGTTTCGTTGAAAGACATAAAGATAGCCGTTGGCTGAGTATAGACCGGTACCCGTATCGCCCTCCCCGGAAGGGATAATAATAGTTCCTGCATTGTTTGAGGTGTCCCAGTCGTTGAAACATTCTTCATTTACTGAAGTATCTAGAGTAGAAAATCGTAATGTGTTGCCCTCTAGTGTCCACACTCGGTTGAGATGAGACTCGATGTATTTGGGCGTGGGACAAACCAAGCTCGCGGGTGCGACAGAACTGTTTAGCTTGCCCTGAACTTCCCCCCATGGCGATATGGTGTAACTCTGTGCGCTCAAACTCGACCCTTGGTAGTTAATCTCAATTGTTAGCGAGGTGTCACTAGTGATTCCGATAATACGGTACCATTTACCGTCGGGGAGCTTAATATATTCCCCCACCTCGACATTAGTAGTTGTGCTCCAGCTTGTACCAGACCCGGTGACTGTTGGAGACGCGTTGGTGACTGAAATCGTACCTGTCGTGTAGTTGGCGTTAGTTGACCCGTTGTATTTCTGAATTTTGCTTGAATTATCAACAACCAGTAGAGTCCCATTGAAGATGGTATAGTCAATGAAGCTATCCGCATTTAATGTGGACCCATTTCCAAGCGTCAACGATGTCATAACTCCCGTAGAGTCGTTGCCACGGTACAGATTACCACCCACTTTTGCGATTAACTGCTGCAGGCCAGTATCGTTATAGTAGCGGATTAGTCCTGTTCCGCCGACATTGCCCCCACTATAGACTACAAATCGTAGATCCTTTGCTGAGTCGCCAGTCCATGTTAAACCACTGTCAGTTGAAGTGTAAACCTGTCCATTTGCATAGGTGCTGCCACGATGATACACATTTACTTGATTTACGGTTTGGGTCGTTCCTCTCACAAACGGCTTAACTACGATGGCGTAGGTTGTCGCGGCTGATTCGGATACGGGAAGTTTGAACCTGAAATTATACGCTGTTTCTGAAGTTCCAGAGACGAGTTTAATTTGGCCTACGCCGTTGTTTAATAAAGTACTGGGTGCTCCCGCGCTGGTTGACCACAGCTCCACTCGGATAAGCTGTTCCTGCCCAACTGTTTGCATAGCGCAATAGATATCTACTTGAACCGTAGATATGGCCCCCGAAGGAATAAATGTTTGGGCGACGTAATCTCCGACCGCGTCAATAGCTAGTGATCCAGTTGAAGCACCAGTGTTTGATTGGTCAGCCGTAGCGCCCACAGGATTAGTGTTATAACGAAGTTGTCCGTTTCTTGTCTTAATCGAACCCGTAGTATTAAAGCGAACATTCGCTAGATCGGGTGATTGAGAGGAGTTGAGCTTAGTCTCGTGTTCATCGGTAACTAAACCACCAGTGAAGTTAAACTCTTCTATTTTTTGTTCTCTAACGCTTTTGAATCTTGTCTGTTGTTGAAAATTGGTAGGCATTTACAATCCTTACCTTAGTTCAGACGGTAGCCCCGTCCATGATCTTGCGTCAGCGGGTCCAAGTATTACGAAGTTACCACTGTCTATTGGTTGAGCTAGAAGATTCTGTCTTGCCAAAGTAACGATTTGTTCGTATCTATTGTGTGCTTTTTGGGCCAAATCTGGGTCGGTGTTAAAGTCATGCTCCAGACTGAGTGCGTACTGAACGAGTGCCTCGCGGTAACCTTTGGGGATGATGGGTTCGTCACTATCATTAACCATCTCTGTGGGGGTCTTGTAGTAAGCGATCGAGACGGTGTCTGTCCCATTCGGCGTAGGCCAGAAGCCAATTGAACCAGCACGTAGATAGTACTGACGAGGAACGGATTGGCCGATAGTTGTCAGGTCTGGTTCACTAGCGAGAAGTTGATTAATGGGCGCGTAAAATAGTTTTGAGTTGTTAGCGCCCTGTATGGCTACGGAAAGTATATTTCCGCTGTCCAAATCGCCAAACTCACTTGATAATGTATACTCCGCGGTTCCTTGCACAAAACTTATCGTATCGACAGTTTCTCTGAACGGCCATAGTTCACGCAATACAAAGTCGTAATACCCCATGTTAAGCCAGTTCTTGATGCGATTTCTCGTAGTAGCGTCCGATTTGGATATGAGACTGAGAACATTATCCTGCATTTCTCTGTATGTGCTGTTTGCCGACATCTTATACCTCTACCATGATTGTATCATCCATGTCCTACGTTATGCTAATGGCTTGTACATTAGTGCGTGCAGTAGTTCGACTCGAGTCATAACTTGCTCGGGCGGCGTCATAAGCTGCTTGAGCGTTTTGGGCCGCAATTGTTTCTTCGTAGTTAGCGACATATAATTTGGCTAACTCAATAATTTTGGTTTTTGCTTTAGCATTTGTCGGATTTACTCCGTCACACAAGGCGTTAACAACCTTGGTTAAATCTGCGTCTGGTATTACTAGTGTTATACTTGCCATTATAATCTCCTTCCTGGAACAAGCAGGGCGTCAATGACACCGCTACTATCATCTGTTGCGTAAGCTTCTAGTGCAAACGCAAAGGCCAAGTCTCCTAGAGTCACGCCTAGGCTTGCTGGGGTAGCTTTTTGCGCTATACCAGCTGCAGTATAAGTGGTGAGCCAGTCACCGATTGCGATGTCATTCGTGCCATTTACTTTTAGTAATACCGTGTGTCCTTCTACGAGGATTGACCCAAAAGCATTGTTGGCGGTTGATTCCTCGCACATACCGAAAACTTTACTGTCTGAGGCGGTAGTTGTGGTGGTGACCTCATTGCCAGCGGCAGCGCTCTTAAGAACTACAACATCACCAGCGTTTAATGTGCCTCCTGAGGTATTCTTCATTAAACGTACTTGTCGTTGACTTTGGGCAGGCAAGCCAAAGTTGTCATAACAGTTGATACCGATCGAAGTCGAGAAGTTTATCATAGTTGTCTTTTGAGAAGGGAAGGTATTACCGACAATCGTTTGGTAGCTGGCACTACACTTCACATCGTTCGTGGCAGCCACTATATAATTGCCCGTCACGACGTTGTAATTACTGACTAGGTCTACTCCTATACCGGCACTGCTGCCATTTAGGCGATTGCCGGTTATGGCACAGCGATTGCTTACTCGTAGGATTGTCCCTGACTGACCGTACGAGACGACATTATTAGCAAAAACCCTAAGTGCTCCGTTCGCTCCCGAGTTATCGTCAATACATATGTTAGAACCTGATGAACTCTGGTTATTTATAATATTCCCGGTCATGGAATTATCACTTGAGCTACCACTCGTATTGAAAGTGATCATAGTAGAGGTTGTGGAGTCGAAGGTGCGACGGATGTAGTTATCGCTCACCATTGTTTCTACGGCAGCCGAAAAGTCCAAACTTTGTTTACCGTCTTTTAGGGTGTTGCCCGTAACGCTGCTCCATTCAGACTGCAGATTGACTAGTTTGCCAACGTTAGAGTCTCCTTGGATATCATTGCCGACTATGTCTAGATAACGCCCTATTATGATGAGCATTGTCGATGTCCCCGTTCCCAGGGTTTTTAGAGTGTTGCCAGTAAAGGAGCCGCCATTTGAGTTACTGGACTGGACAATCATAGAGTTCGTTGTGGCTGGCTCATACGTGAAGTAATTGCCAACTACTCTGAAGAAGTCTC